TCTTCTAGGTCCGTATTTAGTAGAACTTCCCTTACCTTCATGCACATAGTATCCATATTCAGCCCCTGGCGGTGCATAATTTAAAGCTAGAACAATCTTACCTTCGCTTTCTTCTTTTAGCATTTTAGAAACATCGTTGTAATTTCTTACTCTATTTTCCAAATTACCTGTGATATATGCTCTTTTAAAATACTGTCCATTAACCATATAAATTGCGGCTAAATCGGCATATTTGTAAGCTATATCTTTAAGCGTTTTCATTATAATAAATTAGGAAACAAACACGTATCAGCTGCATTAAATACAACTAAATTAAATGATACAACCCAACCAGCTAATCCATTATCAAAATCATCTTTAAATGGTTGTGCTGATGGATTACCACTAAAATCAAATGCATTTACACCTGTTCTAGTAAATGAAACCAAATCATTAACAATAGAAAGTGTATTAGCATGTATATCAACCACATCATCAGTTCCTTCATATGGAATTGTTTGTGAGTTAGTTGAACCTATTGATTCGTTATTTTTTAATTTAACTTTATCAGCAATTGTAAGTTGACAAGTATAAACAATTTCCTTTTCTAAAAAATCAGCTTTTGATATATTAATATTTCCTAATGGATATGCTGGAAATTCTTTAGTGTCAATAGAAAACATATCACCCTGCGAAACAAAGTTTAACGATGGATGATTCTTCATTATTGTTTTAAAATAATCTAATATGTTATAGTACAACGTATAGTTTGTACCAATATTATTTATTACTTCTGCTCCCATATTATTATAAGTTTAATCCACCGAAATAAGCATTGCCCATATCAGGATATATTTGAGTTTGATTACCTACTGATTCTAAATACTCAGGTATTTGATTTGAATATGATATTAGATAATTCTGCATTCTTGTTGCGTAGTAATCAGCGTTTTGCATACTCTTTTGTAAAAGGTAATCTACATCGTTTTTGCTTACCGCTTTTGACTGTTCTGATTCGTGTCTAACTGCACCTTCACTTTTGAATTGCACTCCAGAGAATGGAAGATATTCAACAGTAGAGTACCATATTAGAGTAGGTTTGATATGGTCATCCATCAAATCTTTATAGTATCCAGTAAATGGTGTACCTGCTTCAATTTGAGCTTGTAATTTGTAATACAATACAGTACCTAAAAGGTTTAGTATGTACTTCTCTTGCGCTGTTTGAATGAATGGTAACAATCTATCTGCATCTATTGAACCCTGTAAAGGAGTCTTTTTGATGATATCGTTTCTTGTTATAAATAATGCGTATGCCATGTGTTAATTAATTTTTATATACTTCGTATTGCTTTGTAAATTGTGGATTACTCATTTGTAAAACCTCATCAGCGTTATCAATTCCATCATCTACTAAATTAGCTCCTTCATCTTCAGAAGTTGCTGGATTTTCCATTTGCTTATCAGTTTCTTCAGATACTTCATCAATTGTTTTACCTGTATCTTCAGCTTGTTGTGATAGGATAGCCAATGGAGTTAATTGCTCAAAATACAATTCAACATCTTCGTAACCACCTTCACTTAATGCAGTAGTTAAGAAGTTTATAATTAGATTTTGAAACGGATTGATTGTCATAGTTTGTAAGATAGAGAACGCCGTCATCATTTCTTCAGATTGAGAACTAAAGCCGTTTGCCTGTGTTCTAATACCAAATAAAAGAGGAGAAGTAATTCTATGTGCAACTAATATTCTATCCTGCGCATATTCACTAACATATTTGTATTTATCGTGCAGATTATCAACCTGTATTGTTTCAATAGTTGGTTTTCTTTCTGGGTCATCGTTGAATGATAACATAAATCTACCAGCATTTCTAGTGCCTGTAAACTTAGCTTCAATCATATCTTCAATTGTATCTCTTTCTTCAGGAGCTGGAATACCATTGTTCATATTAACCATCACTAATGGTAAGAAACCATTCTCAATGTTGTTAATGTGTAAGTTAGATAATTCAGCTTCTACATAAGAGAATTGTAATGCAGATACCCAATCAGGTAATGAGTAATAGTATTTACCTGGCGTATAGTTCTTAATGTAAAGAATCTCCATCTTCTCATTTGATGTACCAAAAGCAGGAATCTTCTTTTTGTTTCTTTGTGCTTTATGGTCAGCCCAATCTATACAATAGTAATAGTTTTCAATCTTAGGATTATCATATAACTTCTCAGCTCTTAGGTTTTGAACTGGAACGTGAAAGAATTTAACTACTTTAGTATGCTCTGCGTTCCAATATACTTGGAAAGCTGCATTACCATATAGTTTTAAATCAAACGATACACGCTTCATTTCTTCTTGCGGAATTAACTTATCTAATATCAATTGGAATTGCTCATCTTTAGAGTACAATCCTTTACCAAATATTAAATCAGAAATACCCTCAATACAGGCAGCATTTGTTGTTGATGTTGTGAACGCTTCAGTCACATTTTGAAAGAAATCATCTGGTCCTATAATTCCAACAGGCACCCATTGATATCTTGTTTTTGTATCTTCAGTTATCACAGGTATCTCTTGCTGTGCCATGTTTACTACTGAAAAGTTTTGATTTATCTTCATATTAATCTAAAATTATGTATTCGTTATCCGTTACATTACTAATGTATATTCCTTCTAATGGAATTTGGTTTTTATATACTGGTTTATCTATTGATTGTGATTGATAGACTTGTATAGAGCCATTCCAAATACTTCCACTAACAGTATCAGTTATTGTAGCTCTATATTCATCACCAATTGATGCTGATACAATAGAAGCTGTGAATTCTAATAAGCTTTCATACGCTTTATATTTGTACGAACTAATGGATGATGATGTATTTGCTAAAGTGTACATATTTTGTAAACTTAGTCTTAAAACGCCTGAACCCGTTGGTTTAGTACGAATTGAGAATACATTACTTCCAGATATATAATAAGCTTGCATTTGGTTGTCTTTATGTTGTATTTATCTATATATTTAACAACTTCCCAAACGATTATAGTAGGACATAAAAAAAGGGAGACCTAGTCTCCCTTTAATATTTTTCAAAAATCTATACTGATTAAGCTGCGCTACCTGTTACGATAGTTGGTTTAACAGTCAATGCTCCGAAAGGATTACCGAATGTTGAACCAGAGATAAATGCTGCTGGTAATTGTTCTAAACCTGTGAAAGTTACTGAATAACCATAAAGGTCACCCAATGCTGCTCCAGTTTGAATTGTACCTGCTGTAACATCTGCTCCTTGAGTTCTACCTACTAATAGAGAATCTCCAGCCATTGTGTTCACAACGATTTGAGGTCTACCGTAAGCCATAAGCTTCAATTGAGTTGTCATTTCGTTAGTAAGTTTCTTCAAGTTAAGAACTAATTCTTGAGAGAAGAAAGTTGTACCGTTATCACGAGATGAATTAACAGTTTCAGTATAGCTTGAATTTCCTTTCAAATCATAGTAGTATACTGTACTACCAGAAGGGAAAGCGGTGATTTCACCGGCTGCGTTTGTAGTAAATGAAGCTGTGGTAAAGTTTAAGAAGTAAACGCCTGTTAGGCCACCTACACTCTCTTTACAAGGTTCATTTCTACCTGCTGATAAATTACAAGGCATATTCTTAGTTTTTTAAATTTGTTAATTTGTTTTTTGAGTAAAGGGAGATATGGTTAATCTCCCTATTACTTACTCAATTAATAGTTTTTGTGTATTGCGATGTCAGAACCGATACCATATTGTGTACCTGCTGTGTATCTCATAATGATTCTGTAGTTTTGAGAACCATCCAAGTTAGCCATGTCTAATACTCTTACTTCGTTGTAGTCACTCAATAAACCTGTTCCGAAGAATAAGTTTGATTTTTGTGCTGCTACCATTGCTGAAGCTGCAAGACCAGGACAGAATGCTAATTCAATACCTTGGAAGTTTAATGGCTTCTCACCTACGTTCATTTGGTTGTTCCATCCGTTAGCACCTGCTGTACCACCGCTTAATGCTTGTTGGTAAGCTTTTACTACGTTTGTTGGAACGTAAATCATCACATCTTCTTTACCATATACAGTGTTAGGGATTGCATTTACTAATGCATCTAACGCTGTTAATACGTTTGCTGAAGTGATTGAACCAGAGATAGAAGATGTTACAGGAGCGTTATCGCCACCAGCTACAACTGAAGAAGATAAAGCAGTATAGATACCACCGAATTGTCCGTTAGTTGCGTTTACACCTCTCCAGATAGATTCTTCAGTAGCTTGTGCTACTTTACCACCTACATAAGAGATTAAGAAATCGTTGAAATCTTTTGGAATCTCATCAAATGCGCTATAGCCCAATTGTAAAGCTTCCCAAGAATCTACGAACTCTTGCTTACATAATTCAAGGTTTACTTGAAGTTCTTTTGGTTCTAAGATTCTCTCAGTAAGAGCTACAGTACCAGAAGTTGTGAAGTCACATGATGCGTTGTTCACGATGCTATCAACTGCAATCTTTTGGATAACACTCTTAAACTTCACATTCGGCATGATTGTGATGTATTGGTTATCTAAAGTTTTTGCTGATAACAACGCTGCCGCAATGTACTTCCCAGCAAATTCACCAGCATAAGTTGTAGTGATTGCAGGTTGTGCGAAATTTTGTTGTTTTCTCATCTTTAAATGATTTTGTTTTGTTTATTTATATAATTTAGATAAGAAAGAATTTTGGGTATTAACCAATGCGCCTTTCTTATTCATTTTAATTCCAGTTTTGTTTGGAGCGTTTTCATCAATTGGTGCACCATCCAATTTAGGTAATTCTTCTTCTTCCTCATCAGGTTCAACAGCTGCCATTTTATCAACAGTGTTTACTTTTGTTGGGTCACCAGGTAAGTCTTCAGTCTTAACCTTTTTTGCATCACCACCTTCTTCCTTTACTTCCATCATAGATTGCATCTTCTTTTCTAATTCATCAATGCGATATTGCATTTTCTGAATCATCTTTCCCATATCTTCTTTATCAGAATCTTCAGGGATTGGATTTGCTGTTTCTTCAGTTGCTACTTCTTCATCATCACCCATGTCACCACCAGCGATTGATTCCATTTCTTCAACTTCTTTTTCTTCTTCTGAAGCAGGTAATTCAACATTTTCTCTTTCAGTAATTTTACCGTCCTTAGTCATTACTTTGATTAGAACTTCATTTCCTTCAGAGTCTCTTAATGCTAACTCATGCTCACCATCTGGTGCTGGAGTTTTACCATCTTCGGTTACAACGTCTACTGCTTCACCAACATCAAATGTAGGAGATTCAACTATTGTACCATCTGCTAATTTAGCGTAAGTAAAAAGTACTTCCTCTTTGCTTAATGAAAGAGTCTTTACTATTTTATCTAATACTTGTCTTGCGTTCATATTATTGATTATTTAGTTATTTAACAATTTGTTTTTTATTTATAGTAATTTTTATCTAGTTGGAATAAAGTTTCCACTTGCTGTAAAGGTATGAAGTGTGTAATAAGAACCAGAGATTAATCCAGTTTCTATTTGTCCACCTGTTGCTCTTTGTGTTCCAGCGTAACGGATTTGTACTTTACCACTACCACCACTACCACCATTAACTCCAACACCTCTACCACCTCCGCCGCCACCTCCTCTATTAGCAGGTGCAGCTGAACCAGTGCTTGGTTCTGTTGATACAGGCCCACCACCACCAAAGATAGTAACGTTAGGGCTATCAGCAGCTCCTCCAAATGAATTACCTCCACCACATACACCTATTGGAGTAAATGATAAATCGTATTTACCAATACCACCAACACCATAGTTAGTTGGGTTACCAGTACCAGTACTACCTGTTGCAGCTGCTCCTCCACCTCCACCAGGTTGTTGGAACTCTGGGTCAGCACCGCCTCCACCAAATCCTTGTGATTGGAATATTGGTACATAATAGTTAGGATTTACACTTAAACCATAAATAGCTGAACCACCTCCACCTGCGTTTGATGCTCCACCACCTGAACCGCCATCTGCTGCAAACCCAGCACCACCACCTCTAGCAAGTATTAATACTTGTCCATTTGATGTATCAGTAATGTATGAATTACTTCCAGATAAAGCGCCAGTTACATTATTAGTACCAACTTGTCCAGCACCCACAGTTACTGCGTATGTTTTACCAAGTTCATAGTAAGTGTATGGATTTAATGAATATCCACCAGCACCTCCGCCACCACCTTCATCACTACCGCCTGAACCACCACCAGCAATTACTAATGTGTCAGTTCTCCATTGATACGGTTGTTCAGATGGGTTTGGTTTAGGTTCTACTGCGTAAATAAATGTACTTGCTGTTGTAAATGTATGTGTAGTAATTCCATTAGCAAATGTTACATCACCACCAGTTACTTTTTGTGAACCAGAGTAAGATAAAATTACAACACCATTACCACCAGCTCCACCATTTCTAGTTGTACCAAAAGTATCAGTTCTAGATGCTCCTCCACCGCCACCACCATAAGCAGTTGCAGCGTTACCATTATTATTTGGATAAGCTACACCAAAACCAGAACTTCCGGTTAATATTGCAAGTGTATCACCTTCATAAGATGAGGTAGGTGCAAAACTACCACTATAAATTTGAGTTGTAGTAAGTATTGAACTTCCACCAGCTCCACCTAAAAGGTATCCACCATTTCCAAATATACCACTACCTAATTGTCCAGCTCCACCTCCACCATAATCATCAGTATTGCCAGTAACTCCAGCATAATTTTGTGTTACGTTATCAGTTACATCACCTATTTGTGTATATGTAAATCCATTAGCTCCTCCATCACTTATATTAGTAAAGGTATCATTAATAGGAAATCCTGCACCATTTCCACCTCTGGAAACAATACTCATTGTAGTAGGTTGTCTAAACAATCCTTGCCAAATAGTTAAGCTTGTACTACCACCAAAATTACCTCTAGAACCAGTTAAAGCAGTTGCTCCACCTAATCCAACATAATCAATAGTGTAAGTTTTATTTGGATATATTTGAATATCTGTTTGATAATATCCACCAGCACCACCGCCACCACCAGGTCTTAAAAATGTACCACCAGCTCCACTACCACCACCTCCAATTACAATTACATTAGCTGCAAATGATGGAATTTTATTAATCCATGCAGATGCAGTTATGTTATATGAAGATGTGTAAGGGAATTCAGTATATGATATAATACTACCAGAATCATATCTTAAAGAAGATGTTCCAGCAGGAGTTATATCCAATGATGTAGTTGGGTAAGTAAATACCTGATAAACAGGGTATGTATTACTTTCAGTTACATCGCTTTGAAAATTAAATGCGTAATTACTTTGTAATGTATCTACTCTAGATGCTGTTAAAGCAAGTGATAATAAATTTACATTTTGGTCTATTACAGTTGGGTCAACATTAATATCTTTAAAAATATTAAATTGAGTTGGTATTGTGTACATTGAATAGCTATCAGCATTTGAAC